GAATATAATAGAAATTATACACATGAAATCATTAACAGGTTTAATGATAGTTAAATGCATCGGTATATTTGTGGCACCTCTTGGTGCAATTTTAGGGTGGCTTTGATATTAATAAATGTATGTAAGGAATATTTATGAGTAAAATTGTATATCGCGGTGAAAAGTTTGATGGTTACAACAAGCCGAAAAGAACTCCTGGACACAAAACAAAAAGTCATGCCGTGTTAGCAAAGCAAGGATCTACTGTTAAGTTAATAAGATTTGGACAACAAGGCGTAAAAGGTGCGGGCAGTAATCCAAAAACAAACAGCGGAAAAGCAAGACGCGCTAGTTATAAAGCACGTCATGCAAAAAATATAGCTAAAGGCCCGATGTTTCCAGCCTATTGGTCTAGCAGAGAGAAATGGTGATTACTACTTTAAAGAATCTTCGATCATATTTTTAACATAGTCTTGTATAGAAATTCTCATTTTTGCACAATGTATTTTTAATTCTTCATGTAATTGAGGACTCAACCTTACAGTTAACCTTTTTATAGGTTCATCATTTTTGTACAATTGATTAATTAGAGACGGCCTATTCATTTTTATATCAATATTGCCCATGGGAATCCTCCAACAATCTTAAAACAATATTACCAATGTCGATTATTTCGTGTGCTGCCTTGTTGTCTTTTCCTTCCAATACAGATAGACCATTAGCCGCACATTCTTGGTACGCGACTCGCAAATGTGTACCAACATTTAAGGTTTGTATGGCATTGTGATTTTTAAGTGCTATCATAGCTTCATCACAAATATTTGTATTTGCGCGTTTCATGTTTAAAACGAAATACGCCTTAAGAGTAGGTTTGAGAGCAGTATAGCGGGTTATTATTTCTACCAACTCATGCGTAGCCCAGATATCATATGGCGAAGGTTGTATAGGTATGATTAAAATATCAACATTTTTAATAATCTCAATAGTAATTGTAGATAGACCCGATGCAGCGTCGATGATGCAAATATCGTAATTTGAAAATTTGTCTAACGAGTGCAATTGCTGTGGCCTATCCATGCCAATACAGTCGATGTCTAATCTTCGCCCTTTAGCTAGCCAGTCCCTTGAAGTTCCTTGCTTGTCTGTATCTACTAGTAACGTTTTTTTGCATGCTATATTAGTCATGAAACATGCTATATTTGTTGCTAGCATCGTCTTCCCTACTCCCCCCTTCTGGTTTAAAAATGCGATTTTCTTCATTATCTATCCCCCTAGGTTTTAAAAAAAGGCATTTTTACACAAATGCGTCATGACATCAAGCATGTAATTTGTCATGACTAATTGACAGTTAAATGTCAAATAGCATTTGCGTCACATGCAACCTAACAATCTATATTGCTTCATTTCCAAAAATCCATGAATATGTACATTAAAATGAAACAAGCACACATTAGTGCGAACACGGTAAAAATCATTTGTTTAATCTGCCGCAAAAAAAACCCAAAGCTGTCATGGTCATCTCTACTAGATGTTCAGAGTAGTATTTCATGTCTATGTTAGGCATGAAAAAATGTAAAAAACTTATACAAACGAATGCAAAGGTGAACAGGTACATTACATTTCTGACAGTTTTGTCACCTGTTTTAATGTTCATTTTTCGCGCCGATTTTCTGTCATTCACTTCGCTTTCATATATTCGTGCTTCTGTTTCCATTTCTAGTTTTTTAATTGCTATAACTTGTTCTGTTGTTGCATTTTGCAAAGCACGCTCTAGTTCATTATCGCTTGGGTTCTTTACACCAGGAAGCAAAATATTACTAACCTTATGAGCCAATGCTGCTCCGCCTGGACCTCCAACTATTCCGCCAACTATTGGGGCAATTGTTTTTAAAATAGATTTAAACATATTTCATCCTTAAAAAAGTATTCCTGTAATTCGTCTTTTAGCCTTACCCAATGATGTTTTACTTGGATTAGGCCCCCAGTATTTATAGTAGTAGCGAACTAATGCGTCAAAATCATCATGTGATGGTAGTTCTTCCGGAAAACGAGCATAATGAATACGTGCCATTGCACATGCATACCGTAAATTGTAAGTAAGTGCCTCTATTGGTGGTACATCGTTGTAGCCACAAATGTTCAAGACTTTTTCTTTTAAACCGCTATATTCTGGTCTGTCTAAATATAAGTCATAATCTTCGTAATATGTTCTTGGCTCATGTTGCCAAATGCCGAGTGCTGGGCCTGGTCTCATTTGTTTTAAGTACGTACCTAAATTGGATTCACAAGCAGACGTGTACAACAAAAGATTTTCGCTGCTCTGAGAATGCTTACCGATAGCTTCGCATGTGGGTCTAATGACACACTCAATTAATTGTTTTTTGTTTATAGTCATGCATATCGCCACGTATTGACACCTGCAATAGGATTCGTAGAAAGTGATGAAGGAGTAATAGGCGTATTTGCTGACCATGCAGCTTGTGCTACTTGACTAGTATCTCCAATATAATTAACTCTTATAAAGATATATAAACTTTCATAGCCTGGGCCTGAATGTGTAGCACCAGATGTTGCAGACCCTAAAGACTCACCAGATTTAATACTAATCCAGTCGCCATTAGGCAAAGTAGTTGCTGGAACAACGCCTGGTATATATTGTCCTATCGCATATTGCAATGATGCATCTAAAGCGCTCTTGACTGTTTCTGTTGCTGTTTTTCGCGCATTATAATAATTAACGCGTCCAGCACCTAAATCTGTATTAGAAGCAGAAGGAATCCCATAGAGTTCAATAACAGCCTGACCTACACTTAAAGAATGCCCCCCATCGGAACTATCCCATACATACATATCCATTGCTTTACCAGTGTTACTAGCTGTAGCAGTTACATATAAATCATTATTAGCTGTAGTAAGTGTATCTAATTTGGACTGTACACTTTCAGATGTGGTACCGTTCCAATACTGTACATTCCTTGATCCACCTAAAGTAGCAGATGCTGTTTCAAATAGGCTATTAAATAAAGCTTGTACTGTTGTAGAGTTTCCTGGTCCGCTCTTATTCCAGGCTGATATTCTATTAGCACCAGATATAGTTGCTGTAGCTGTAGCTTTGAATGCATCAATTTCTGTTTGAAGTGTTACTGATCCAGTCCCATTAAAATAACTAATTTCATAAGCACCAGATGCAGTAGTTGAAGTAGCTTCTTTTGTTAAATTAATAGCGAGGTTTTTAAGTCCAGTAAGCTCACTTTGTACGGTTGATTCATTGTAACCAATTAAAGAAGCACCATTATTAGAAGATAATTCAAGCTTTAATTCCCCTGCGCTTCCGGAAGGCTGTAGTGTTTTAAATTGATACTTTGTTCCATCAAAACACAACGCATAGGGGTTGACTAATGCGGTCGTTTCAAATGGTGGAATTGGCAACTTAACCAAAGAATCCTTAAAGAAACCATTTGTGTCAACAGCATTTGGATCAACGCTTAAAGGGTACGTTACACAGTTTTTTAGACTATCAATAATATCATTTTGTATATTATAGTTGTTATTATTTTCATCATTGATTGATTCTGAACTTCTTTTCTCTCCTTCTTGATATGGTGTTGCCAATACAGGAGCTTGCTTACGAATAGCAACTATTGTCTTGCCATTAATGCTATCTGTAAAAGTCAATTCTTGATTAGAAATGTCAAAGGTATATTTGGAGCTATCCATCAAAATCAAGCTGTTGGTTGTATCTTCTTCGTAGATAGAGAGGTCTTGTAATGAAGTTACAGTAAATGGTAAAGTGTATGTTAATTCAGTTGTTCCAACAAATTTATAATATGACATATTATTCTTCCTTAATTTTGTTTATCATTTGCTCATAAGAGTTTGGTTCGATTGCGTCCATGACTGGCTTAGCTAAATATGATTTAGCTAGAGCATCCACGTAGAAAAGGTTGTGCATAGGTAAATTGTTGTAGAGCATTTCTGCCGTACTTAACTGCCACGTTTTTTTGTGTCTGCGAGGATCTATTATCTCGCCAAAAATCGATTTTAGATTTTCCATTGTTGATATAGAAGCATTAATCATAGGCCCGGAAAGTTGTGACTGTGCAGACCTAGGGTTTAAAAAACTATTTAAAACAGTCCCATAGGCCCCAAATGCTGGAAGTAAAGCTTGCGTCATATTGATGTACGCATCATGTCTTTTTTTTGGGTTTTCACTATTGAAATCTAAACCTAGGGGTTCGCCTTTTAACTTTTTGTCGATCATATAAGAGAACAAGCTTAAGGCCGCTACTGGTATTATTTTATTTCCTAGCATTTTGACTATGGCTCTGGGTTTAGCCATTGTTTCAAAATCTGGATTACTTGCATACAGTTTGTATTCACGGTTTAAATTTCTGGTATAGCCAAATAAAAAGCTTTTGAACTGAAAAAAGCTGTTCATGATGATGCTGTTTGCAGATGATGACTGCATTCTTTCTGCTCTTAATGCACGATCACTAATATCGCCCATTGGAACGACATGTCTGTAACCATCCAAAATAAAACCTAAGGTTTTTCTATATAAATCTTTTTTGTTTATTCCAGAGCCACTGAACTCTTTATCATCCAGATTTAAAATGCTATCAGGCGTAAGAAACTTGTGGCCATCTGATTTTGTGATGTCTTTTCTGATCAGATCCCATTGCTTGCTATTAAAACCATATGCTTCAAATAATGTTCGTGTTTCGTAAGGCAAATTGTCAAAGCTTTTTGCTGCTATTTTGCCAAGCTGTCTTGACGTATTGGCAGCATGTGCTTCTTTTAAGGATCTATCGAACCAATTTTGAGCATTCATTGTGTAGAATTTTTGGCTAACTTTATCCAGTTTGCCACTGAAATCACCTATGTCAGCTGTCAATCTATTGTGTGCCATATGTTTAGCCATAAATCCGATCGACTCTAAAAATTCCTTACGCTCCTGACTGAAACGTTTGCCCTTAAATCCTGGCAAGTTTTCGAGCATTGTGCCAACATTTCTTGTGAGATATTCAATTTTATCCGTAAAGCCTGCACCAAGGTGATCTAAATGAACAAGAGCATTGGCAACGTCAGATATACTGTTGATCACAACCTTTCCAAGCCTAGCCATGGCTACAACTTTCTTTCCATTTTCAACAATATGACCACCCCATGTAACCGAATCAGGGCGTAAATCACCCGCCAAATATCTTACGTCCCTATCGATTGCACTGAGATATTTGTTTTTTTGAATTGACGATGCGTTCTTTTGTATGTCTTTTTTTAGAATATCCCAGCTTGTTGAAGGATCAGGCCCAAAGACACTAGCAGTTGCAAGCGTTCTAGCATTAGCATTTGTCTCAGCCATGATTGAATCGTATAGCGATCCAGCACCGTATAATCTTGAATATTCAGCAGCAGTTTTACCATCTTTGTAATAATATACACGACGTTTTTTTAGTCTATTTGCTAATGAAAGATCTTTAGAGCGTATACTTTTTGCGTAATTAGGGTCTGTAATTGCTTTGAAGCCACCTATTAATTTTTTTTGTAACAGTTCTTTTTCACTCTTATTTAAACTTTCTAGTTCGTCCATTCCAAAAGTCTTTTTTAAATCCAAGCTATTCTTTTGGTGTTCAACCCATTCATTCATAGCCATCTGTATTTTTGCGTCACTAATATCCTTTAAGTCATTAGCTTGCATGTAAGCTTTAGCATCTTTATTGAAATTGCTGAATAGAGTGCGATACCTCGGCGGTGTTAGCATTAAAGTAGGTACATTGTATTGCTTACCTGCTCGACCTTCTAATTCGTCAGTAGCAATACCTTTTTCGCGACGAAGCTTTACCATTAGTCTGTCATGCTCGTCAACCACTTTAGCAATTTTCGATAAGTCACTGTCATCAAACGTTTGATTGCTAATGATGTCCCTAATAGCTGCTTCTGAGTTTGCATCTTTTAACATATCCTCAGCACTAAATTTGCTTTTAAGTTTTAGTTTTCTTAATTTTGTTCTAAAACCATCTACACCATCAATTAAGTTCCTTTGGTATGCTTCTTCTAAGCCTGTTATTTGGCTTGTCGCATCATATTCGCGTGAGTTGATTAGCTTTGACTGGAGCTTTTTCAAATCATAATCATAGCTTCTTGCAAGTTGCCTAAGTTTTAACCCATGTAAAATACTTAATTTAGCTTGGCGTTTTTGATCAGCTAAAGCCGACTCTTCCTCTTTCATTTGCATCGCAATAGCTTTACCTATTGGGTCTGGATCGCCAGAATTTTTGTGCTGTTTTATTTTTTCATCCAAGCCAGTTAAATACTCTGCTAAAAGATCATTGGTTTCTTCTGCTGATCGTGCTCTGCCATCTGGTGATCTACTAAATTGATCAAAAATGTTTCTTAAGTTAGGGTTAATATTAGATGTTTCTTTTGCCCATTTGCTTAGCTTTTTTGCACAATGCTTTGCCCTACTCATACTAAACCTCCTCGGTAATTTTTGCTGCAACTTCTGCATCAAAGGATTGACTGGTTAAACAATTGCAAAACATTTTTAATGCCTTTTTAAGACCAATATCTTTTTTTTCTTGGCCATCAATTTCCTGAAGCTCATTGTCTATATCATTCATATCCTCATTGTTTAGCATTTGCTTTGTATCTGAAATTTCACGGTCTACATCATCATTATTTTTAGTTCTATTAACTAATGAAAATGGACTGTCTTCATAGCTATCGAAGTTAGCATCCAAGCCTAAAGGTTTTTGCTTAGAAATATTCTCAGACATAGCATCTTCGCCATTTGTGAGACTGTTAACAAGATCATCGTGTAACAATCTTATTTTTTGTGGCTCTAAAGGCTGGCTAAACAGTTTTCTTTTTGTGGCTAACAATTTGACATCGTCAATACTATCGTTGAGGTTTTCTAACCGATCTGTAAGATTCGATATGGTTTTGTCGAAAGGTTTATTTTGTTCAACAAGTTGTTGTACATTACTTGCACGTGCTTTTGCGATCTCATCATTTAGAAGTGCTCTTGTGCCAGGTCTATCAACAGATTGCCTAATTGGTGCAGTGTTATTAAGTTCATAGCTTGGTTTATGTGAATTCTTGATATCCATAATATCGCTAGAACTATTGTCTGTGACTGGGGCGTTGATAGAGCTTTTAAGCCTGTTTATTAACCCGCTTCTAGGCATATAGGCAGATATCTGATCATTTACATTTTTCAGCAAATTTAAATCGCTGCCTGGCGCAAGGTTTGAGTTTTCCTTAATGCGATCCACATAATTTTTGTATTCATTTTGAAAGTCTATTAAATGTGGCAAACTTGTATTATGAATTATTTTACTGATATTAGGTTCAACAGCTTGCATTTCTTTAACCGCATTATTTAAATCGTCGTGCTTGCTGTCTATATCATCGGTCATTTCCCTACCGATATGGTCTATTGTGCCTAGCATTTCTGGCGCTTGCTGTATGTCGAACTTCGTTTGCTCCAAACCGGTGTGCGCTATTGAATCGATCGAAACATTTTTGTCCATCATTAATTGTAGGTTGGCATAACCTAAATTAGCATTATGCGCATCTATCGAATTCGTATTAACTTTGTCTACATAGCTGTTAAATTGTTGAGGCGTTACCATACTATCGCCATTGTAACTGGCCTCAGGGTAATTCCCCTGATAGAATGGGTTATCTTTTATCTTGGCTCCAGCTTTTTGTTTAGCTTGATCAGCAAGAGCTTGCATCGTTGAACGAGAATTGCCACTCAGTTTAGAAAATACTGGGAAAGCATCTTTAATTTTCGGTGCAAAATACCCAATACTTGAACCAAATCCTGAAAGAACGCCACCAATAGCTGCGCCACTAAGACTATTTGTTAAGTAATTAGACAGTCCAATATGATTGTTTACATAGGGGTTAGTATTAGTTAGGGCTTGTTGCGCCGCAGTGTATGGAATAGCGGTAAGTGCACCTGTTAAAGCATGCTGAGTACCTTTTACAGCAGCTCTTTTTGCAAATGAAGATATACCCTCCTCTGCAACTGGTGTTGCTAATTGAGCGAACTTAGGTGCTAATTTTGCAATACCAAATTCTGCAAGCTTACCAATACCAAGACCACCAAGCAATAACGTAGGGTCGGCAATCTCCCCCAAAAAATGAGGCAATGTAGTATTCAGGAAAGACTTGTTTTGAGCAGGAATATTGCTTATGGCGCTGTTTAATGCATTTTCGCGCTGTTGTTGCAATGCTTGATTTTGTTTTTCATCGCCAATATGATCTAGCCCAAGTTCCATTAGGTTGCTGTTTGAAAAAGCACCCTTTTGGAAATTCCACCAGAATAATTGAAAGCTACTTGGTTTAACATCGCTTTGTAGAGTTTGTGGTACTTCGTCTTGCATGATTCCAGGTGGAGCAGTGCTAAACGAACTATCGAAAGTTCTTTCGGTAGTGGGAGGCGTATAGGTATCATAATAAGGATTGTCGTTTTGCCTCAAAATAAACCCCTTTCATTAATAAATTTTATGTAATTTTTATTAAAATTATGAGATTGTGTTGCATCAAATGTAAAACTATAAGGGCTACCATCCTTAAATTTTACAGATCTTCCGTACATGTCTTTTAAATTAAATCCGTTACCATTAGGAGCATTGACCCAATGACCATTGCTAACGCTATTTTTATAGATTTCATGGCTATAAATGTCATCTTTTTGACCAGCAAATGAAGCTTCATTTAATATTGCTTCTGGAGATTTCAAATATGCCATTTTGTTTTTTACAGTTTGTAAATCGATTGGTATTCTTGCGCCGTTGTGACCCGTGTAATAATAAGGTACTGAAAAAGTGTCGCTTGAATCATTTTGGAACAGGTTTTTGTAAACTTCCTTGTTAATGTCTGATATGTTAGAAGGCTGACCGTTTTTAAAACGCTCGATAGCCAATCCAAAGATTGCGTTTTCATAGCCTGTACGTTTTGCTATTGCTGCTTCGCTAGTCCCTGGAGCAATGGCTTGTAAGGTTTTCTGGAAGTCACTATTTAACAATATTTGTTGTTTAGTCGTTCCAAAAAGACTCTTTGAATTGACATACTCTTGTACAGCATCTTTGTCTTTTAAATAATTGCCACCTTCAATGATGTCATTAGCAAGGTTCGGGTCTTTATCTAAAATCTTTGAAGCAACAATATTTGAAAATGGGTATTTTTGCTTTAACAAACTAGATTCAATAGAACCCCAAGCAGCTCCGGTATTTAAACGGTATATTTGTAAAGCTTTGGCTTGTTGAATATTTGGCATAGTCATTAAACTGTTTTTGTATGCTAATGCCTGACTGTTATTGATAATCTCTGTTTTTAAACCATGCTGTCTCTGCCTGCTTATTTTGTAATTTAAATCATCTTGAACAGCTTGTGCAGCATTGGGTGACAATCGTTTAGTCCACAATAACGCAGGATTTGACAAGTAATTTTTAAATTGTTTTTGGTCATCGCCAGTAAGTCTGTTAGAAATTAATTTATCATTATTTGCGATAGACGAGTCACCTTGCAATAACTGAGCCGGATCTTTATTGGAAAGTTGAATATAATTGTTTGTTTGTGCACTAAGAGATGATGTGACATTCTGTTTTTCAACTTCTGACAAATTTTGAAAATCACCACCTAGTTCATTTGATCTTATTTTTCCTTGCAGGTTAATTATATCTTTAAGGCCGCCTTGTTTTGCATCGTTAAATTTTGCATTTGCATACAAATTGCCATGATATTGATTAAGTTGTTTAGTGTTCATTAAAGAAATATTTTCAAATGATGCCGTTTTACCATCTTTAGCAGCGGCTATTGCATTAGAGATCATATATTGATTATTTTCTCGTGTTGCAGCTGAACCAGCTAAATAGCTTTTGTTTTCTGCTGCTAGGTTGTGTTGCAATCTTAAATACAATCCTTGGGACATTGAATTGACAATGCCTTTGTCATCCATCAAACCCAAGGACATAAGCTGTTGACTCACATCTTTGTTTTTTAAAAAGTTTGTTGAATAGGAATCCAATTGTGCAATTAAAGCTGTTCTCTGAGAACTATTAGCTGGGGTTCTATTAACCATGTTCACAAGTTTTTGATGTGTACTTGTTATGATTGAACTAATGGCATTTTGTTTTATATTAATTAATGAAGCCGATCTCAGTTTAGGGTTCGCTATAGTATTTGCAGTCTGTATGTTATGAAAATACTGTGTTGACGAATCTTGAAATGCTTCTTGCTGTTTTTTAGGGTCAGAAATCTGTGCTGCATTATTACGAAGCTGAGCGCTTGTGTTGATTCCCTGTTGTATAGCTGTTATCTTTTTTTGACTATCTGAAGCAATGTAATTGTTTGCTATGTCATTACTTAACCTCATGCCATATGATTGTTGTATTCTATTACTAATTTCTGTGGCATATGACCTGTAATTTGTTGGTAAGCTGTCAATATATGCTTCATTATTTTTTGAGCTTTGTTGGTTAAAGTTGTTTAAAGCATCTTGATTTAAAGGTTGTTCTTTAGAGGCTAGGTATTGTTGCTCCATGCTGTTTTGCAACGTGCTTCCGATATTTGTCATTTCTATCGGCTGCGCACCTTTGTTATATGCTCTACCAGCAGCAGTTAAATTAGAGGCAGGAGTAAACTTATCACCTTCTTTTGCAGCATCTTTTGCGCCTTGTGCAGTCTGTTGCTGGTCAACTTTTTGCTGCAAGTAACCTTCGACAGGTTTAGCTATCGTTTGAACTATATCATTAGTTGCAGCAATTTCTTTTTCTGTAGCTCCGTCGTCTTGTGGCATCGCATACTGTACTTGCGGGTTGTACTGCCTCATAAAGAATCTCCATAGTGGTCTTTTCTATCAAATTTCCAACCATCGGCAATACCTTTAATTCCAGAAGCAGCATCACTAAATATGCTGGCTGCTAATTCAGCATGGTTCGCTTCAGCATCTTCTTGAAGCTCTTGTAATTGCAAACTCATGTTCGAATTTCCAATCTGCTGATCTCTAGCGTATTTGTTATAATTATTAATCATTTCGGCATTGCTAGATTGAGACTGCAAATCGTTGCCTTGTGCTGCCAATACTGCTCTATTGTGTGACGCTATTTGCATCATCTCTTGTGTCCTAGAAATCGAGGCTTGTGTATCTCTTAATTTTGTAGCTGTTTCTTGCATTTTTATCTGTTTTTCTCGTGCTTTGCTTTCCTCAACATCTGAATAGATAGACACACCGGTACTTGCTGCTGCTGTTCCTGCTAAAGCAATTTCTAATAAAGACGCTCCAGGCATTGTTTTGCTCCTAAATGTTTAGTCCGACATCCATCGACGTAACATTTAAAAAACCAGGTGTGTTTTTTGTTATGTTAATCGTTGAGTATCTCGAATATTGAGTGTCGAAATGCACTTCATAAACTTCTGTTTTCGGCGGGGTTATATTGTCAAGAAGGTATGGCAATTCACGCTGTATCACATCTTCGCCATTAATTTTAAACGTTCCGCTATTTACATAACTAACTAATGCTGAATATGGACGCTTAATGACATTTTCTGTGCTAGCACCCTGGGAAAATGGTGCTATATTTTTTGTTTCGAATTTTTGAGTAAATTCGATGCCATACTTGTATATTTTATGACCTGGGTCTAGTCTTTCATCTTGTACAAAAAGAGTAACTTGTTTGCTCTTTAACGCTGGCCCAACTACCGTTGCATGTTCTTTGCTAGCAAACGAATGTACGTAATCTACCGTTGGGTCATTAGGTGTGACTTCAGTATTTCTTATAATATTTAAACAAAGTGGCAAATCATTTTCATAAGAATTTTTCATCGCTGAACTAAGCCTATTCGATTTAAATATTTTTTCGCCTAGTCCTTTTCCGACAAGATCAAAAGACCCCAAATATTGTAACCTTTCAGGCTTGTTGTCATAGGTTAGATTTGATTCATCGAAATCATTGCAACTATACACACTAAATTCATAGACGTGATCCTCTGGAGTATTTCCTAAATTGCTGTCAACGAAATTTAAGGATAGTCCTTGATCTACATTTCCCATTACATCGACATCAAACTTTACAAAAGCCTCGCGCTCTCTAGATCCGCCCAATGCTATAGCTTTTACTAATATTTCATCATCTGAACCATAGTTGTCAGTAGGCCTGTGTTTTTGTACATGCGCATCGTGTGATGATGATTCTGAGAAATTTTGGTCAGGTTCTTTTTGTACATCTAGTTTGATATATTCATCATCAACCAGAACATAGATGTAGTTGTTAAGGTTACCAGCTTCATAACTATTATTTAAGATCTGCACCATTGGTGTTGTCAAAATTATTTTTTTATCGATATCTATAGTATCCTCGAATGTCGCATCTAAAAAGGATTCAAAAGATGCACGAAATAATATTGTTCGATTAATATCGCTAGGCAAAGGACTCTGGTATGAAAAGCTAAAATATAGGTCTTGGTCACAAACAGTTGATGAATTTATAAATCCAAAGTTTCTGTAGTCAAACTTGTCTATTTTAGTGTACCTATCTAAAAATGTGAATGACGATGACCCGGGATATTCTGCACTCGAATTTAAATGTATTAATGTCGCATCATTAAAAGATGTATTTTCTGTTTCATTCAGCTTATTTGCAACAAATAGTATCTTATAATCAAATGTATTAGAAGCATCCCAAGATGAAATGCTAACAGGAAAATTAATTAAATCACTTGATAGCATTGTAATGTTTTTTGCAACATGACAATCTGTAGCAGCATCATATGCAAAAGCATCAACATTCCGACCATTACTGTGCGCGTAGAAGGTAGTATTATTACTAATGACTGGAGTTGTTAACAACGATCCGTTGCTACTAGTCAATTGTGGTTGCAAACTATTAGGTGTTACGGCTCCAGAAGTAGACAAAACAGGTGTTGCATATTCGCTTTTCTCAGTAAATATTTGTAAGCCTTTTTTTGGAATTATGTTTTGTATTGGGTAGTTGGAGCCTATAGAGTACTCGAGGGCCCCATCCTCATCACCATAGATTGTGGCAAAATCTTTGTAGGACGCTATACGGCTTTGAAAAACTACATCTTGGTTACCAATGAGCGTCAATCTATCTTTTTCAATACATACATCAGTGGGATAGCCTCGATCATCTGAAAATGCTTGTTCTGCTAAATACACGCTCCCCTGAAATGGGCCGCCAACATATTGGTTAATGGGCGCAGGATAAGGAGTGGCTGTAGGTGTAGTACCATTTTTTGCAAAAGCCGTAATGATTTTGACTTCTGCATATATCATAGGTTTATTGTTGTAGGTAACTTGTGCAATGTCAGTAATTAAAGCTTGTCCAATGTTGTCCGAGTCTTTATCTCCAGCTGCCTGGAATACTCCGCCGATATAATTTGCGTTGAAACCATCCCAAGCACTACTGGTCACATTATTCACAAACAAGTTCGCTGTTTTTCCTTCTTCAACCTCAGTCAAGTAAAACGCAAATAAATTGTCCTTGTAAGCACCCTGTGTATAATCGTAAGTTGGAATTCCAGAAAAATGAAAATCTTGAACAGTTGCCTTAATTGGTATTGTAGATTCATCTATCTCAACAAAGAAAGGTTTGCAAACACCAGTTACAAAAATTATTTGGTTTTTATTAACATAAGACTTAACCTTTCTCTGCCTTAAAATGTCAGCTATTGAAGAAGTAGTTGTAACGCTCATCTGAAGAGACTTAAGTAAAGTAGTGCCTTGATAAATATCAATATCTATCGATGCATTTGTGTCTGAATACATGACCAAGGCGTAGCGTTTAATATTAAAACACATCAGAGCATCAGTATCATATATTTGTATGGCTTCACTACCAAACCTAGTACGAATCGCTCCAGAACTCTCAATCATCATGTTTTGCAATTGACTACATGATTGATTGTACATTTCAGTGTTAGTTTTGTTGTCGAAACTTGAGTTGCTGAAACCTAAAGGCCAGCCATTATAACTAACTATCGCCATTTCGACCACCTACCGAGCATGGTTGTACCAAGTGGTCGTGAAGGTCTACTAGACATTTCTAAATTGTCGGCTAGACGAAGCTTGTCATTTCGTTCCTTTTCAAGCTGTGCCATTAGGTTAGGATCTCCCTTGGCTTGGTACACAGCCATATGCGCTAATGACAATACTAGGCATTCTTCAAATTCATTATCTATATCAGAGACAGAGCATTTGAATATATACCTAAGTTTTAATTCAGTTTCATTTGAGTAAATCACATTCCCATTTATCTGATAATCCATTCTGTTGTATGTTCGTAATGGCTTAATGAAATCATCCGGCAAATGATACTCATATAAATACTCCGGTATAACAGGCTTGTTACCTGTTAATAAAAGTTGTTTCCACTTAGTCGAAAAAGAGAAAGCACCAAACTTTAGCAGATTGCATAAAATCTGATCGAAATACAAATTCATGCATCTAACCGTAGCTTGTGTAGATGCATTAGCACTTTTGGTTGCAATGCCTAACCGTATCAATGCTTTGTCTATTATTTCGTTCTTTGTAGTCATGTGTGCTCTCTAAAAACCAATACGTCCATTGTGAATGCATCTGTTATTGGAGTTTCATAGTACACACGCAATTCACCGTCCTGCGGGATCTGATACGACTCTGGCTCATTGTTAATATTGCCTTTTGCATACAAAACAACAAAGTCAGTGGTCAGTAATCCAGATATGTTAAAAATATCATGATCCCCAATTGTGTTGGTTTGTACGCTAGTCATTATAGCTAAATAGCCTGCAGGCTGTGTAACCAACTTAGATTGTTCAATACTGTTATCTTGTATCGTAGAATTGCCAAATTGTGTTACGGTTGTTGGACTTAAACTTGACACATACAATTCGACTGGGCCATCAGCTGTATTGGCTAATATCTTGTCGCCGATTTTTAATCTTGGGTTGACAAAATAACCACTAGCTACAACTGTGGTCTTGCTATCACTGGTTTTGTATTTTGAAGTGCTGTTAACAATACCTTCTGATTGCCCAGCCTCATCAAAATAATGTTTGTTAATATCGTATGACATATGTAATCCCTAAAAAAACCCGCCGAAGCGGGTCTGTTTTCTAACGTAGAACAGTGAGGTTGTACTTTGTATTCGTACCTGGGTCAGTGTTAAATGAAACACTAACACTTCCTTGGCTAGCATATGCCTCTACAACGTATGCTTGGTTAGTGCCGACAGAATGCTCTGTTACTTGAACAACGTCTGTTGGTAAGAAATTCCCTGTTATTGTTTCAGTCGTACTACCACCAGTGGTCGTCTGTATACCATTAGAAATGATTTCAGTACCACCACCTGTACTAATAGATGTAACTGTTGTGGGATTAATTCCAGTTACATCAAGTAGCGCCAGTCCATCAGTGCAACGAACAAAAAGAAAATCACTAACCTTCAGCTGAGTAACATGGTTAAAGAAGCCAGAGGCTACAACTTCAGCTTTAGTATTGCTACATGTGATAGCATATTGCTTTGGTGCATTGCCTTCTGACTGGCCACTTGCAATTGGATAAACGTAATCTACACTCATTTTAAATCTCCTTATTAAGGTGCAGCTGGTGCAACAGTGTCTACTTCAAGCGTAACTAAACCGCGATCCTGCAATACTGAACAACCCGCGCTGAAGTCTACCCAAGAGTACATGGATTTCTTCTGGTTAGCCATCTCCAGGCCTACGCTAGGATTAACCTGGCTGCTATAGCCAATTGCATCATGATGGAAGAAATAGACATGCTGTTTGTTGTTAGTTGTGTCAGTGCTAATACCTGGCATACCTTCACCAGTTGCTATGAAGCATAGTTTGAAGCCCATTAGCTCTGGCAGCTGTCCATCAACTAAGCTGTATGCGTTAATGAACTGATTATTGATTGTTTGATCTTGGCTCATTAAATCGAATTTACGGTCAACATGAGCAACCATGTATCTGTTTTGTCCTGGAACACCAGCGCGATCTAACAAACGAGCTGCGTTGCGGATGGCATCTACATTTAAAATATCATTTGTAGTCACAACTTGTCCAGCAGTTGTGTGTGCAGCCATTGCATCTAAGCGTATTTGGTCGCTTCTTGTGCCCGCAGCGCTAGCCAACGCTCCTGGAATTTGGCTCATTAGATCTGATAGCGTCTCCATCGCTTGAAATTTTGATATGAACACGTCGCATGTATATGGCTGGAAAGTTGTGATGATCTGTGATCCTTCAAATGTCTTACCTTGGACTTCACTTTGAGGTGCACCATATGGGTCTGCTGTTAAGCCCCCTAAGATAGACCAGATCTTTTCTTTTCCTCGTACATTAGTATCCTCACGCATCAAACCTTTTAATTGAGATCCAATTTGTGCTTGGAATTCAGTTAAGAAAGCTTGTTCGTAGCTTTTTATCGCCACATTGTCTATTGTATTAATTGGCATTTTTTTCTCCAAAAATTATTAACATTGTTTTTTTGTGTTAAATATTTTGGATTAACGCCTTGTGACATTTCCGTGATTTAACCGCTTTAAAATCGCGATTTACCAGCGTGTGCTGATTTCGTATACTTTGAAGCTAACTAAAAATAGTACAGTTTGCAAGCACTTTGTGTTAAATTTAAATGATGCAATTTATAAAACTACCAATCAATTATGAACCTAGACCCTATCAGCGCCCTGCCTGGATAGCAATGACACGAGAAGGTATCAAAAGATTTTTGGATGTTAGAGCTAGACGGTTAGGCAAAGATCGAAATCACTTTTCTATGCTTGCGACATGCGCAATCATGTTTAAAGGTGCGTACATCATTGCCATACCAGAACTCAAACAAGGTCGTTCGATTTTTTGGCAGGAGCCGGCTAGTGATGGCCTTCTATTCCATGATTTTATTAGTCCTGCTGTCGTTTCAACAAATAGCATAGATATGAGATGGACTTTGTTTAATGGCAGTACCATTCAAATCAAGCCGTATAATAAGCTTTCAGACCTCAGTAAATTTCGCGGCAATAGCTTAGCAGGCATACTAATAAGTGAGTGTGCCTTCGGACACGAAGAACTATACGAAACTATAGAACCGGCTATTAATGAAAACAATGGTTTCGTTTTTATTAATTCAACACCGAATGGCGAAAACCATTTTTACGATCAATATAAGTCTGTAATGAACGATCCAAATTGGCACGTATCCTTTACTGCATTTTGTGATGCTTACCTGGATGACGCTAATACTATTCGAGCAATACCAGATGAATTTCTAATAAATTCAAATATGTCCGAAGAGCGCATGAGAAGAGAATATGGCTGTGATTTTAGTGTAGGAGGAAACAACACTATGTTTTTAAATCAAATGGATGATCTTATCGAAGAAAATAGATTTTCTGAATTTCCTATTAACCTTAATGAACCTGTATATTGTTCTTGGGATCATGGCTACAACGATGCTACAGCTATCGTATTTTTTCAGTATATTGATGGATGGATTACGATACATGATAGCTATATGTTATCTAAGCATCTAATGATTGACCATATCAATCATCTTGATGGGTGGTTTAAAGAAAACAAAGCAATAAAGGGTACACAATTTTTACCACATGACGGAAAAAATACCAATGACCAGACAGGATTAAAGCGCGTTGATTTTGTGAATGAAAACGGTTATGAAGCTTTTTCCATGCCTCGCGTTTCAACCAAAAAAGACATAATAGAATACATGAGAGCTAACATGAACAGGCTTAGAATAAATAAAAGAGCATTTGCAGTTAAACAAAAGCTGTATGCAGCAGTAGAAGACAAAACCAAAATGAATTTAACCTGGAAACACGATGACTTGCTAGATGCAATATCATATGCTTTCCATGCTATAAGGTTAGGCTTGTGTGATGTCAAACAACACCATCATAGACCAAGGTCAAATACATCACCTAGAAAGAAAGGTTGGCTTGAACGTTAGATGTCATCACAGTTTTGCAAATGGCCTAATATTTTTTCACAAGTAGCTATCATTAATTTTCCATTTTTTGAATTTGGATCAAATTCTCTTGTGTCTTCTCTGGTTTCATAACCAAAATTGGGCGCTAGTTCTTCGTAAAACTTGTGGAACAAATATGCCAGTCTATCAGGAGACATGCTAAAAAGATTATTTAGTATATCTATACCTGTTGGTTTTGGGTAATTATCATTCCAATATACAAAACCCCCCTCACTTATTATTTCGCCTTCTAAACTTTCTCCTTCTAAACCACGAAATTCACTGCAACTATCATTTTTCATTTTAATTCCTCATGTATAAAT